AAAAGAACTTATAAACTATTTGTATTTTCTGACCCTCACGGTTGGTTAGCTGACCTCAAATGTTTGCGAGTTATTAATAATGTTTTACAACACAATAAATTTGATGAAGTCTGTATTAACGGAGATATAGTAGACTTACCTTTTGTTTCTAAACATACCAATAAACTTTATTTGGATGGTATTCTTAATGGTTACAACGAAGTAGAAGAGTTTAGATACACCGAAGAACAAATACTAAAGCCTTTAAGACTTTCAACGGATGCAAAGATTACCATTCGTACCGGTAACCACGATGAGCGAGTTACAAAGCCTTTTTTATTATCTAAAGGTCAGCTTGCAAGATTAGCTATTCTTTATAAACATTTTGAAAGTACCAAGTTTGAAGAGATGCTGCACCTGGCGGAAAACGATATGGTTTACGACCCTACGGATGTGTTTAATTACTTTGATATATTTGATATTACACACGGTTTAAGTTTAACAAAGAATGCCAGCGAGAAAAACATTATAGAATATTGGGGTTCAGGTTGCACAGGTCATTCACACAGATTAGGAATGCGATACATTCGTAATAGGCATAATATTAATGCTTGGTTTGAAGTAGGATGTACAAGGTTAATGGAAGCAGTCGAATATTTACCAACAGGTAAAATAGCTGATTGGTGTCAAGGCTTCCTTGAAGTTACTTTTAAAATAGATGGCGATAAGGTTTTATTCTTTGCGCAACCTCACGCTATAATAGATTATAAATGTGTTTATAACGGTGTTTTATATGGAGAATAAGGAAGAAGAAGTATTCGATATGACTGATGGCGAGATTTTAGAAGAACTAAAATTCTTTGTCTATTTTCTTTTTGAATTAGAAGAGAAATCACTACTTTTATTCCCAAGTTATAAGACCTTAACACAGGCACGATTAATTAAAATGATAGATACCAGGTTAGATTTTTTAGATTATGAACAAGACGAAGAGTGAGATATTAGTAGAAAGACTAAAAGAATTATACAAAGAAATAGAAATAGTACGCAGAGAATTAATAAATGAAACCAATAAACAAAAACTAAAAGAGAAACAAAATGAAAAGTATCGAAGAAATTAACCATTTAGAGAATTGCGAATGTACAGAAGTATGTACTAATTGCAGCGTAAAACACCAATTTAAACCTGTTGAATTAACTGGGACTCAAATTGCTGATATTATTACAAAGCCTAAATACTACAAAGTAGAAATTAAAGGTGTTCCTGTGGATGTAATTGACATTGCAAACGCTTACAACTTGTCTTTTATGAAAGGTAATGCTATTAAGTATATCTTGAGAGCAGGAAAGAAGGACGCTTTGGTCCAGGATCTAAAAAAAGCTATCGAATGCTTACAAAGAGACATTGACTATGAAACCAGTAAGTAGGATAATTACTTTATTTTGGTTAAATTTGCGAAAGGAACTTAATGTTAGTTTAGATTATGGCAAAGAAATCAAAAGAAATAAAAGAAGTATTAAACGAAGAAATACAAGAAATAGAACAAGTAAACCCTTTGACTATTTCCGAGTGCTGCAAGGCTGAATACATATCTTCTGGTACTAAAGTATATTGCTCAAAATGCAAGGCAGATTGCAGATTAGAGAGACAAAAAAAACTAATTAAACTATGGTCATCAAAAGGATAATACTTGGATTGGTAGTAATTTTACTACTATCTTCTTGCAAGTCTAAAAAGCTGGTAGAAACTACAAAGGTGGATTCTGTTGTAACTATTGTCCAAAAGGTAGAATTAACAACCGATTCAAGTAAGATTGAAACTACTGAAGAAGTGATTTACGAGTTTGACACAGTAGGGACTCCACTTGTTAGCCCATCTCAAGCTATTAGAGGCGATTACAAGCTAAAACTGAAGTCTATTAAGGTAAAGAGGCACATTAAAAAAGATAATCGCTTACAGAGCCTTAAAATAGCTAAAGCAGAAAACAAGGCTATAAAAATAGATAAGACTGTGGTCCAGGAAGAAAAGCCAAAAGGAAATAACACTTTACTCTATTTATTAGGTATTGGTATCGTTGTTTACCTTATCCTAAAAAAACTTTAAAAATAATTTATCTCATTTTCAAGTACTTATGATTTGCAAAAGCATTTTATTAAAATAATGTTTGCAGATTAAATCTTAATTAAGATATTTGAATACCGAAACAAACCAAACGGTCCAAAAATTATGAATACTTTAAAAGAATTACAAATCGCAAAAAATTACGCTCAAGCAATCTCAAATTACAATGGATGTAATTGTACAGTAAATGTTCAATCATTAGAACAAGATTCATTTGATTTAGATATTAATGGAGAAGCATACGCTGGAGGTTCTTACATGATTACTTTAGATGGTAATGTTATTAATGCAGCTTTACCAGGTAAACCAATATACGGTAAAATTGATTCAACTGTAGATCAAATTATTATAAATTTATCAAAATAACTAAAACCAAAAGGGGTGCAGCATCCTACACTGCATACAAACTATGTTCAACTTTAACCAAGAACCATCATTTGAGCAAGGCTTAAAAGATGCAATCAACAAGCTAACTAATCAGCTACCAAGTGTACAAAAAGACCCTTATCAATCAAGGCAAGTACACGCAAGAATTCAAGTATTTAAAAGAGCCTTAGAACTATTAAATGATTTACCAGAAAGAACAAGCAGCAGCAATTAAATTACTTAGCATTGGGGAGACAATGCAAGTAGATAAGCGAGAAGGCAACCGTATAAGGTCCTTACTATCCTATTACAAAAGTTACAACGGCAAGATTTATACTTGCAAAGAATTAACCAAAAATTGTTTAACCATAACTCGAAAAAAATGAAGAAGTTAAAAAACCCAATTATCCAAGATATTAACATAGTTGAAATAGACTATCAAAACACCTATTATACAGAATATACAGATGGTTTTATTGTTTACCACCATAGATTTAAACAAGCAGATTTGCGCTTTTGGGTTATTGAAAACTACGATATTTCAAGAGGTCAAGTTAAAATAGAGTTAGATCCTATTTCTATTGAACAGGCGGAAAATCCTATCTACTTTACTCAAGATGTAGAAGAGTTTATTAACGAGAATTACGAAGAGTTAATTTTAGCAATTCTAAAGCAGCCAGTTCTTGCAAGTCAATCTACTTTTGGAAACACATTGTATAACATTTGTAGACCGAGATAATGGATATATTCGATAACTTTTTTGGTATCACTTTAGAAGAGATGCTGGAAGAAATAGATAATTGTTACACTATAACTGAAGAATAATGAGCATTATAACTGTACACAAATTTATAGCAAATCCGCCGAAGGAAAGTAAGCTGGATAAGTTAAAAAGGCTTTATAGGCAAACATTAGAAGATGGTAACTACTGCAAATCAGTCCAGGCAATGTATCTAATTAATAAAGTTAAAGAAGCTGAAATACAAAGGATTACAAACGATTACGAGCTTCATTTATCTAAGCAAATAATTAAAAATAATTATCTTAATTTAATTAAATAATTAGTATCTTTAAAAACCAAAACAAAAAAACTATGTCACTATTAAAAATTCAATCCGAATTAAAAGCACCTAAAAACCAATTCAATTCATTTGGTAAGTACAAGTATCGTTCTACGGAAGATATATTAGAAGCAGTTAAACCTTTATTGTTAAAGTACGAATGTACGATGACCATATCGGATAACATCAAAGAGATAGCAGGGATAATCTTCTGCGAAAGTTCTATTGTATTTACAGACAAAGAAGGTAAAACTTTTATAACCTATGCTTCTGCTGGGATAGATCCTAACCGTAAAGGAATGGATATTGCGCAGTCGTTTGGTAGTTCGAGTTCATATTCACGAAAATATGCGCTTAGTGCTATTTTTCTCCTGGACGATACTAAAGATGCAGACGCTACCAATATGCATGATGCAGTCAAGATGGTAGAAGAAAAATTAGCAAAAACAGTATTAAAAGTGGGTACGGATCTGTTTAAAAAATGCAGAGCAGGTTATCTAAAAGATGCAACTAATTTACATGCTATACAAGAAAGGTTTTCAATGAGTGAAGAGACCTTAAGGATTTTAACTGCTAAGCCTAACGAAATTATCTAATTATGATAAATAACAATGCGATTAATGACCTTGAGAAGGCACAAATCATAGACTTTGAAAACATTAGTAAATCTTCAATATCTCATGCAGTAGAATTAATATCTATTCCAATTATCGAAGGAGAAATATCAGCAAGTAAAAAAATAGTTCAATTTATTGCACTAAAAGATTTATTAGAAGATGTAATTACAAAAATAAGACCTTCTGCAATGGAAGAATTAAAGCTATCTAAAGGAGAAGGAATTAATATCTTTGGTGCTAAGGTAGAACCAGCTACTACAAGTAAATATGATTTTACCGCTTGTGATGACTTTGAATGGAATAAGTTAAATGCTGAATTAGCTGATATTAAAGCTAAAATGAAAGAAAGAGAATCTTTTTTAAAAGCTATCAAATCAGCAGTATACTTGCCAGAAACTGGAGAAGTAGTCAATCCTCCAATAGTCTTAAGGACCGAAACAATTAAAGTAACAATTCAAAAATAACCCTTTAAAAAAAATAAAATGGAAGTACAAGGCACAATTTATGCGATCGGACCAATTCAAGAAATTACCGATAAATTTAAGAAACAAGAAGTAATATTAGAGACTTTAAATGGCGATTACACGCAACACATTAAAGTTCAGTTTACACAAAAAAGGATAGATCTATTACAAGCATTTGCACCAGGTAGCGAAGTTGTATGTCAAATTAACCTTACTGGTAAACTTTACAAAAACAAAGAAGGTAAAGAAGATTGCTTTACAAGTGTAGACTGCTGGAAGATTAATAATGTAGGTACAGAAGTAATTACAATCGAGTCTGAAAGCGATAGTTTACCGTTTTAATTAACAATATTGGTGCTGCTGCAAGCGTTCTTTTTGCACCAAAGATAAGAGGTGTCTGCGCAATATTAGGGGAAAGTTTAACAATTTTAGCAGAGATTAACACCCAAGTGCTAACGAGCAGCGTTAGTATTTTAAAATAAAAACTATATGGATTACATAGAAGATTATCAAACGAATAACATAACCATTGAAGACTTAAGTAAGAAATATAATATATCTCAAAGGCATATTAGAATTATTTTTAAGATAAAAGGTATTAAGACAAAACATAAGCATAAAAGAAAACTAACTTTAAAAGTAGATAAAGTATTCCCAGTGTTTTTGCAAGATTACCTTGAAAATGGTAAAAGCATGCAGCATTATGCTGATAAGTACGATGTAAGCAAATTTGCTTTATCAAAAAGATTAGAAAAATACTTTTCTTATAGAAGATTATAAGTATATTTGCAATGTATTAAGATATTTAATAGGAAGTAGTGAGCCTGTTAAATATTAAAAAATGGTTAATCTCAACTAACCTTGAAACCTGTCGAAACTCACTACCGATGGGTTTCTTTTTTTTACTTTTATGAGTGGATGGATTAAAATACACAGAAAATTAAAAGACCATTGGATATGGTCCGATCCTATTAAATTTCAATGGTGGTTAATTATGCTGCTGGAGGTTAATCACAAATCAAACAAAATAAATTTAGGCTTTACTATTTTTGAAATTAAAAGAGGTCAATCAGCTAAGAGTTTACGAACCTGGGCAGACCTATTTAATAGCAATACAAAGACTGTTGCAATGTTCTTTTCAATGTTAGAGAGTGACCGTATGATTACTAAACAAATTATAGGAAAAGGGAAACAAAGCACAACCCTTATAAACATTAGTAATTACGAGTGTTACCAAGGTGCTGAAGAAACGCAAGAGACTACGCTAAAGACTACGCAAGAGAAACGCGAGAGGGATACAAACAAGAATGAAAAGAATGAAAAGAATGAAAAGAAAGAAGTATTTATTCCTCCTGTTTTAAATGATGTCTTACTTTATTTTGATGAGAATGGATATTCAAAAGAAGCAGCAACTAAAGCCTTTAATTATTACACTAACTTAGGCTGGAAGAATAGCAAAGGCAACCAGGTAATAAATTGGAAAAATACAATGCAAGTTTGGTTTACTCCAGAGAATGAGAAAAAAAAATACCACCTTTACCCTAAACTAATGAACTAATGGATTTTATACGCAAATATTCGGATATATCCGATCAGCTTAACACTCTTTACGAGAAAGGCTTAGCAAAAGGAGAAACAGTAGGATTTTCTCAAATGGATAACCTAATCTCTTTTAAAAAAGGTGCTACTTCTTACATTTACGGAACACCAGGTAGTGGTAAGTCTGAATTTTGGTGGGAATGTCTTATTGCCTTAACAAAAAAACACAAATGGAAGCATTTAATCTTTAGTCCCGAAACAGGTACACCTACTGAAATATTTGCAGAGATATTACACAAATGGTCTGGTAAAGCATTCTTTGACTTAGACGGTAACAAGGTAGGTAAGATGACCCAGGCTGAAATGTTTAGATACGGTCAAGAAGTAAGCGAGTATTTTTATGTAATGGATACAGGAGAAAGGGATATTACATTACCAGACTTTTATGCTTCAGTAGAAAACTTTAATGTACAATTTGATACGGTTACTACTGATCCGTTTAACGAGGTTAAGCATGAATTACATGGAGAAGCAAGAGATATGTACATGGCAAGGGTATTGGGTAAGATTAGAATGTATTCAAGGAAATACAATTACCATCACGCTATTATTATGCACAATGCAAGAGAGTCTGGAAGCAAAAGAGAGCAAGACGGAATAAGTTATTATCCTCCTGCTGATCCGAGATACATAGACGGAGGAGAGACTGCATTTCGTAAAGGCGAGCAAATGATTTGCGTATGGAGGTATCCAAAAGGATTTAAAGATGAATTCGGTAATGTTTACGAACCTAACCAGGTTAAAATAATAGTTCAAAAGACAAAACCTAAAGGAATAGGTAATTTAGGAGAATTCGACTTATTTTTTGATAAATTTAGGAATTGTTATTATGAAGAAATAAACGGTATAAAAAGTTATGCTGGAAATTATGTTACATTTGAAAAACCAAAACAACTACCTTTTTAATTATGAATCAGCACAAAATGTACAGGTGTATCCGATTGATGCAGCTACTACAAGAAAAATCACGAAACATTTACACAATAGCTAAATATTTAAATGTTACAAATAGGACCGTATACAGGTATCTTAAATTATACGAAGAACTTGGATATACTGTAAAAAAAGATATGTTTAACAAAGTATTATTAGAAAAGATATGACACTACAAGAGTTTGCAAAGTATTCAGAAGATAGACTATTTACTTTAGATCTATTTGAGCAGTTACCAATCCATAAGCTAAGTTCACAGTATTATGTGGAGGCTTTGAGAGAGATAATTAATTTAATTAACCCAGTGCAGGACAAAAAGTTTATTTTAAGTGATGAGAAAGTTACACGAGTTAAGTGAGCCATTAAAAGCTATTTTACAGGCTGACCTTGATAAAAGGATTCCAAAGACTGATTTTAGACAAGCTACTTTGTACAAGATAGCAGATTTACTCTGTGTGATGCAAATAAAGCTATTAGAAGCAAATAAAACTAAATTAGGTACAAAGACTTACCAAGATAATTTAACTGCTTTAGAGACGCTTAATTTGGCTTTTACGATATTGACTGATTTGCAAGGTGAGAATTTGCTTTTACGAAATGAGTTATTAACTTTGAGGCACGAAGCGGAGGTAATT